TTGTTCTGAAGTGCGCTATAGTTCTTTTGGAATATATTAGTCGCTTGGATTTGCATTTACAATCGTAACTTGAATATCTCGCATAGTTTCACCATTCGTAGTATGGTCGATGCTTTCTTTTGGTTTACCTACCGCTCTACTTAAAAGCGTTTCTATTGAATATAAGCTACCTTTTTCAAGTGACTTTCTTAAAGCGTTTGCAATGGTCTTTTCAAGTATCGTTGCTTTTGGATTTTGCCATACCTCTTTTAGTTCGTCTAAGTCCATTGAAATCATTACAAGAATACAATCGTTAATTTCTGAATTCTTATAACCTTGTTCCTTTAATGCTGAAACATATTTCTTAGGTCTTCCGTTTGGGTTTCCGCTTTCGCCTTTTTCCCAACGTGGTTTTAAATTATCTTCTTTACTCATCTCGGTGTAATTTCGGTGTTTATTTTAATTCAAAACTTGCTGTTATTCTTTCTTTAGAATTATTTGCTTTATTATTATTTCCGTGTATTATTCCTGTATCTGCTTTTAATCTTCCATAATGTTTACAAATCCATTGATTTGATTTTTTTAAAGCGTTTATTAAACTTGGTGCAGAAGTAACTATCGTGTAACGCCATTTGTCTCTTTTATATAATTTACCTACTTCATTTAATAATTTTAATCCTATTCCTGCTCCTTGATAATCGGGTAATATAACTAATCTATGAACTTTTTTAATTGTTTTAGCTTTTGGATGAGGTAAATGTAAAACGCTTAAAAAACCTGCAACTTCATCGTTAACGGTTGCTATAAATACATTTGCAGCGTTGTTATGTGAATGACTTAAATAGTGGTGCTTAGCAAACATTTTCCAAATTGATTTATCTCCGTAATTGAATATTTCAAATTTAATTTTTGGTCTATTTTTTTTTTGCCCTTCAAAACTTTGAAAGGTCATTGTATCGGTATTAAATACCCAATCAGGCAATAACCAATCTTGAACATCAAAATGACAAGTTACTGCTATAAATTTTTTATTCGTCTTTCTAATTGCTTTCTGCATAGCAAAAGAGCCTATTTGAGCAACGTTTCTATCCACTACGCTTGTAAATTCATCAAATACAAATAGTTCGTTTTTTTCTAAAATAGCACGTGCTAAATCAACTCGCATTTTTTGTCCATTGCTTAATACTGAATAAGGTTTTAACCAACTTGGTGGACTTGAAAAACCAACTGAATTAAAAGCAGATGTTATTTGTTCAACGCTACATTCTTTTGGCATATCATCTAAAACAGTTTCAGCAGTATATTCATAAGATGTTATATAAGCATCTTCAAATAATTGTTTTGCTATTGTAGTTTTTCCTGTTCCGCTTTTTCCTACAATTAAACCTATTTGCCAATTATAAGGAATATCAATATCTCCCTTAAAATGTTCTACAATATTTTCAGATTGCAAATCAAATTTACCAATTACTGAAGCAACCCTAAAAGTTTTAGTTGGCTTTACTTCTTTTATAATGTCAAAAGTCGGCATTCGTAACCTTGTTCTATTAATTTGTTATAACTATTTTCTTGATGTTCTTCGTCTTTACATACAATTTCTATTCTATATAAATTATCTATTGTACTTGACAAATCTTTTAATTCAGTTTCATCGTCTTTAAATATAGGAACATCTAAACCCCAATCGTCTAACTTTTCCGCATCCCATTCATTTGCTAAACTATCCCAATCCCATTCACCAAAACCTACGTTGTCTTTAATTAAAAATTCGTTTTTTTGTTCCTCCGTCCATTCGTCTGCTACTATAATCGGAATCTCTTTTAATCCTATCTCTTTACAGGCTTTTAAACGCATATTACCACCCAAGACAACGTATTTATTATCTACGTCAGTAAAAACCACTAACGGGCGTTTATTTAGCATATCGGGGAACTCTTGGATAGACTTAACTAACTTTTGAAATTTTCCGTCTTTTATTATTCTTGGGTTCTTTGGGTTTGGTTTAACCTCACTTATCTTAACTAATTTCATTTAATTAGGGTTATATTTATAACTTTCAAATTCGTGTTTTTCTACTGCGTGAATTTCCAATGAGTATAATCGGTAGTCTATAAACACACAATAGTTTATTTCAGCAACTTTCATAATTAATCTTAAAGCATTCCATTCGCTTTTATGCTTACTTGGATTCATAAACACGATGTAATAGTCGCTTTTTAAATAAACGCTATTCACTTTTTCTTCTTCGTCTTTTTGGCTTTTCTTCGATAGGTTCTTCGGTTTCTTCTTGTTCTATTCCCGTGTAACTTATTGCTTCAGGTTCAAACAAGTAACCTAATCCGATTGACTGATAGTAACTAAATCGTTTAGGGTCAAGTTTATCAACTTCAATTCGTCTTTGTCCCAATACGGAATCATATTTAATAATTACTTTCCCTTTGTGTTCGTCTTTAATTTTCATTTTCAAGTTTTATTCGTTTCAAATCTTCTTTTATTTCTTTAATCCAATAATGCGCTGTAACGTACGGAAGGTTGAAGTACTTACCCATTGCTCTTGAAGTAGTGTAACCTTTATCGTAGTATGCTTCAAATATAATTAACTTAATTCTATCTTGAATCGTGTTTCTATAAATTTCAATGCAGGATTTATGAAGTTGATATTTGCGCTCCTGTTCTATCTTATATATTAAATCGCTATCGTCATTTGTTTCGTTATTCGTGTATTCCATAGCCGTGACTGATTCGTCTTTATTCGATTGTGAAGTGTTCCACAATATTTGCTTTTTGATTGTGTTAAGAAGATAGCTTTTAACTTCGTTTTCCGTGTTTATATCGGGGTTTAAATCTACTAAGTAAAGATAAGCGTTATTGATTACTACATCGGCTGTTATGGTGCTATTCATTCGCACCAAAAAATAATTTGTGTATTTGCGTATTTCAGCGTAATTCGTGTTTATATACCGGTCAAGAATTGTTTTCAAACCACGACATAAAATCTTTGAACCATACCCGCCTACGAACGTTGGAGCAAAAACATTCTCCATCCTTTTTTCCCGTTTTTAGTTCCTTAATCTTTTTTAACTTATTCAAGCTAACCTTTGAATATTTAATTACATCTGCTGAAGCGTTTATCTCGTTGATTACTTCAAGTTCAATTTGTTCAAACATATATCTACGATAAAAGCAATTAAAGCAGCTAAACAAGCATATTGAAAGCTACCTGAATAAATTAACGTTGACCAAAACGACCAACATTTCCAACACCCTAAAGACGAATGAATATAGTTAGATAAGTGAGTAACCTTTAGTTGGGTAAATATAAAATCAAAAAGCAGCTGCAGGGGTTCGAAGTTAACAAACCACCAAGCAACTGCTATAATCAGTATTAAATTCATAGCCTAATTTTCGGCTAATTTATACAATTTTTTTTGATAGTTCAACAAACGACCTAAACCACGAGCGCAAGTGTCTAACCTATAAACGTATTTATCCGCTAATTCGTGTAACAAACCTTTCTTACAAGTCATTATCATATCTGAATGTAATCGCATTCGTGTTTGCATCCCTTGAATCATATCTTCTATTATTCCCATACGGTCTTCTACTTCGTCTTTATCTATCGCTACTCCTTTACCGTCGCACGACATACAAGTAAAGTCAACAGGGTTTTGTTCGTAAGGGATATGAGTATCGTTTAAATCGATTGTTACATAACCATCTCCATCACATTCAGGGCAATTCATAAATAAATTTTTCATAATAAATAGTTTTAATTGTTGAACAAATATAATTATATTTTTTAATATAACAACAAAAAGAATAAAAAAAAGCGGAATTTTTTACGTTCCGCCTTAAAATTTACTTACTGAAGAACTCCCCAAGCCTTTCAATTGACTTACTCGATAGGTTACTTCCGCTCATGAATTTATGTAAGTTAGGTTGTCTTATACCTACTTCTTTTGAAAAAGCGTTTAAGCTGATTTCGTGTTTTTGTAGGTAGTGTTTAACCATTGCCCGTGTTACTTCATTCGCTTCGCTTAACACTTTTGCCTGCTCTCTCATAAGTTACCTAAAAAATCATCAAAACCTTTATTGTTATAACTTGGTCTGCCTGTTGGCTTTGCTTGTTCCTGAACGGGTTTAAAACTTAGACTTTGAAATTTTCCGTTTTTACCTTCCTTAATCCAAGAAGACACATAATACTCTACTCCGTTAATCGTAGCTTTCCCGTTGTAATGCGGATGCGTTTCCTTTTCTCGCTTGTCGTTAGTAAATAACGCTCCGCTGTTTTCTCTTTTTTCCATTTTTACTTTGTTTTAATATATAATCGTTTAAATCTTTCAACCGAACAGCAGAACTCCGTTATAGGGTTCGCTTCATATTGCCTTATTGTTTCATACCAAAGTTTATCTTTTTTTAAATCTTTGATTTGCACTATTTGGTCTCGGGTCGTGTTTTTGTAGTAACCCATTATTTTTAAATCTTCACTCATAATTCTTGGATTAAATTGTTATAATATACTCTTGCTAACTCTATTCGTTCTTTAATTTGTTCTATTACGCTTTCGTCTTTTGCTATTTTAAAGACCTTGACACGCTTTTCTTTTGGTATGTGGTCAAAGTTATGTTTTTTCTGCACAAAGTCTCTTACGTCTAAACTTTCATCAATTAACCCTTGTTTCCAATGTTCTCGCCTAACTTCATCTTCTACGATTTGAAAAGGTGTATTTACTAAGCAATAACATAATAACGCTTCTTCTTTACCCGACAACCACATATAACCTTGTAATTGATAGTAGTAATCTTTATTCGGACATTCAGTTTCGAAAAATGGGAACGTTGTAGCATCCCAAGAACATTTAACGTCTAAAAGAACTTCGTTCGTGTTTACGTCGGGAGTTCCAGTTAAGTAATCGTTGGTTAGATTCTCGTCATTTTTATAGATGAAACCTAAATCAAGAACATCATTAACCAATTCAATCCCTTCGTCTTCTACTTCATTACCTTTGTCCGTGTACCTGCTCCAGAACTCCTTACGGATTCCGTATTTATGTTCTATTGCAAGTTCCTGAATGTAGGTTTTAGTAGTTTTAGATAAGACCTCACCCTTTGTTTTGGGTGAAGTCATTAATTTTCCTATTTGTGAAGCTCGTATTTTCATAACAATAACAATGCTTTTTCTTGTAATTCAGTTAAATCGAACTTTTCACGTAATTGTTCAACGGTGAAATCACCTGCCTTAATGGCTTCAAGTGCTTTCTCAAAACGTGCGTTGTCTATTTTTTCCGCCTTTTTGTTGTTTTTTGAATCGGGGTCGCTTTCAGTTTCATCAATTAAGAACAAACCATTTAAAGCATATTTACGAGCGTAACTTGAAGCCGTGCCAGTACATTGTTCACTTGACATTCCTTTATGTTCTCCAAGTTCCGCCCATCCTAACACTTCAGCTATACCACCTTCGCATTTTAACGTTGCTGTTGCTTTTAAAAATAGCTTGTTTCCTACTTGTTCAATACTATCACTAAGAATTAATGTTGCTCCGTGTTTTGCTAACAATGGTTTAACGGATTCTAAAATTTGTTCAGCACTACGATACTTGTAATTTCCGAACTTGTTTAAACTTCCCTTTGGACATTTTAATTCTGCCTGAATTTCTAATAACTTTTTCATAATAAATAAATTAAATGTTTAACGTTCACAAATATAACTATATTTTTTAATATAACAATTGATAAATGTTAAAATTTACAATAAATATGCTTAAATCTATTTAACATTATTTCCGAAAAGTATTGTTTTGCCTTTTGTATTCCGTGTTTATTTATCATTGATATAAATAATAAAATATTAAAATACGTGTAATCCATAAAATCAAATACTGGGTTATTTATTTCTTTATAATCAGTTAAGAACTCAAACCATTCATTTTTATATCTGCAGTTAGAAAGCATTTCGTGAATTTCATTTTCGCAATCATAATTAATTACTTTGAAAGTTACAACGTGAGGATTAGCAGTGGTTATTTGTCTTATTCGACTATTAAAATCTTTTGTTCTTCCAACTTTAAAAAATCCAAACCTATCTAAAACAATATAAGTAACATAACCATTCTCAGTTCTTGAATTATTTTTAATTGTTTTTTGTAAATTTTTTCGCATCATAAAAATTTTCTTAATCCAGTTGCACATCGTTCAATGCTGTTAGCTCGTTCTTGAAGGCTTTTAATTTGCTCTTGGATAGTTTCCTTACAATCGCTTGTAAAATAGCCGTTAGACGTAGCTATTAAAGGAATAATGCCGTTTGTACGTATATAGTTAACCATTTTACGTAAACGCGGTTGAGTCATTTTTGGGTGTAAATATGGATGCTTTTCTAAATAATCGTTTAACCTACTAACGATTAATTCTGCTTTAATCGGATTTTCCTTTTTGTAATTACGAAATCCGTGAACTACTATAGGCAGAATCTCCATTTCATCGCTTGTGAGCTCGTGTGTGAACTCTTCAAAATTTGTTACTGACATAATTTAAGTTTTAATTGTTTGGTCAAATATAGTTATTCTTTTTAATATAGCAACTATTGTTTAATCTTTTTTTTATAAATGTTAATTATTTCTTTTAGCTCGTCTTTTGTAAACTTCCGTGTTTCCTTGCTTTCAGCTTCTAATATGTTAAATCTTTCAATGCCTATCTTTGAAATAAGTCGCATTCTATACTCCAAAAGATTCCCAGATAAAAACTGATTACACGTAATGCAAGAACTATGAACGTTATCTTCATTAAATCGAACGTTGTAATGGTTGTTAGCATTCCAAAAATGCGAAGCGTTTACACGTCCTGTAATTGGTTTATCGCAGCTTATACAAGGTAACCCCTTATCTCGTAGGTTTATCCATTTGTTAAAGACTTGTTGGGTTAATTTAAGGTAATCACTCAAAGTCATTAAATCCAACTTCGCTTTTGCTTTCGTCTTTTTCCAAGTCTTCGCCTTTTCAGATTCTACCCAAACACGAACGCATTCATCTTTTAAGCAATATTTCATATTGAAACGGATAGGCTCAAATTTTTCGGAACAATTTTTACAACGTGGCATCTTTCATTTTTAATTGTAATTCTAAATCCTTTACTTTAAATTTCTCCTCCATTAATAGTTTTTCAAGTCTAAAATTTTGTTGTAGTGCTGTTCTTAGTTCCTTTTCAATAGCATCGTAACTAATCTTTACTTCTTGAAGGTCTGCTAAGCTGCGTTCCATTGAGTTAATTAAATCAGTTCTATGTTCGTGTTTTTGTTTAATTTCTTCAAGGCTAATTTTAATCTTTAAATAGGTAGTGTCTAATAACACTTTGCCTTTTATAATTGTCAATTCATCCATAATTCGTGTTTTTGTTTATTATAATAATCAAA